CAACGTTTAGCGCCTGAGTTATACCAATGCGCTCTAGATCAAACTTCTTTTTTAATTCTTCTACGTTCTTATTCTCAATAGCGTTTTTCTTATTGATTATGTCATATTCTTTTTTACGTGCCTTTAGTAATTCCTTTGCAACCTTAACATCTGGAATACCAGAATAGCCACCAACGTTTGGCTGTGTTTCAGTTCTTGGTCTAGTTAATGCGTTACCTGCAACATTTAGTCCAATAATACCCATAGCCCCAACCACAGCTTGTGGCTTTTTGCTTAAAATGGCTAAGGCTAATAATCCTGCTTGGAATTGTGGGTTATCTACTAAATCATCAAACTTCTTGATTAACTTAGCCATTTCGACAATAGCATAAGCAATGTTGTCGCCAAGGTTTTCAAAGTCATCGGCAAGGCTAGATATTGATTCATCTTTACTTAATATAACTAAGGCATCTACTAATCCTGTACCAATAGATTTAGTAGCTTCATCAACACCTTTTTTCAGCAAATCCATCTTGCCAGAATAAGTATCTAATCTAGCGAGAGATTGACCAGCAAATCTTTTTTCTAATGCGGCCATGATTTTGTTCATGTCGCCAGTTGCAATTATGCTTTCATCGATACCCGTGTTAAGGCCTTTGATTGCTTTAGTCTGACCTCTAATACCAGCTGAAATAGCATTTACTACTGTGCCAAGGCTTTCACCTGTGCCAGCGCTTATATTTAATGCAGCTTCTAAAGATCTTTGTGCTAACTCAACAGAGCCAGTAAGGTTTAAGAACGTTTGGAATGGCCCACGCAGATCTTGTAATATGCCTAAAGTTTTTTCTAAACTCTTTATGTAGGCTTCTACCTCAGCCACTCTAAATGCATTGCCAGTATTTTCTAGCTGTAATTGCAAGCGCTTGGCTGCGGCCTCATCTTCTGTAAAAACCCTGATTGCTTTCTTGCTAAATGCTACTAAGGCTGCGGCGCTAAAAGTTATGCCAAAAGTTCTACCTAGTTGCTTTATTTGTTTGTCAAATACACTTACATCTTGCTTAGCCTTTTTAAGAGCCTTACCATTCCAGGTGGCTAAAGCGGATACGACTACATTGGCCATTATGCAGCCCTCTTAACTTCTGTAGATGAGTTGAAAAAATCAGCGGTCTTATTGATTGCCTTTAGTATTGCATCATAAACTTTAGGACTTTCATTGGCAAAGGCTTTGTAGATTAAGCGGCCTTTAGTCTTTTTGCCACCACTTCTAACGCCTTTAATTTTAGGCTGTGATGTTAACTCTGGTAGGTCTGTAACAAACTGATAGCCAGCAAAAGGGTTATTAGAATTATATGCAGCTGTAGATCTGCTTCTACTTTTTTTGCTACCAGATTGCTTAAATGCCATTGTGCCGCCACCTTCGTAAACAGATGTAAATGGCGCTCTGCCTTGTGGGTTTAATCGACCAGCGGTTTCATAAATACGACCAGCTGCGTTGATATTGTAAACATAATTTTCTACTTGAAATCCGTTTTTGAATCTTCGATTTTTGCCCTCTTTATATCCTATGCCGCCTTTAACGCTATTAGAATCGTATTTAGGAAATGGCCTATAATCTACCTCAGATGAAATAGGTTTAGACCATCCCGATAACACTTCTCCATTGCCAGGCACATAACTTTTAGCCAAAGATTCTACATTTCGCATCAAAGGTGTAATAGCAATACGGATACGATTATACATATCCTCATCAACAAAAGTTAAACCTTTTTGGATATCATCTACGCCTATTACCTCTACTGGCATTTTTGATCTCCTTAGACCGATCTGTTAATACTTGCACTATTGCTGCAAGCATTTCTGAATCCATTTCTATAAACTCTTTAGGCGGTATTCCAAGTTCACAAGACAGGGTGGCTATCGTGTAAAGGATTGAATCCCGCTGTACTATTTTTTTTCTTCGTCTAATACCTCGACAGTTTCTAAGCTGTCTATAAACTCTGCACCAAATAAAGATACCTGTGCGCCAGATCTGCGCAAGCACTCCCAAGCTAACCAATAAATATGAGTTTGCTGTTCATGCTCACGCAAGATCTTGCTAATACCTGCGCCCCACTTCAACTCAAAGCTATATTCAATTCCTGGTGTTATCTTGTGTTCTGTGACTTCACCATTAGCCCTAGTAATTTTAAGCTTTGCCATTGTTACTCCTTAGTTAGAACGCCACTGATGGCGATACTGTTACTGCGGAGTTTAGCGTAAATGTAACGCTAGAGCTTGCTATTTCAGCGACTCCAGCCTGACCCAGTGGGGTTAGATTATTGACCAAAATTGAAAATTGGTAGGTAGGGTTATCTGCTGCTACAGCTGTGCCCTTAACTGTAATAACTGATACAGCTAAAGTCTGGCCAAATGCAGCATTTAATGTTTGCATTACATCGGCAGATGCCCAGTCATTGAGAAAGTCGATGGTAAATGACCCAGATGACAAACCCTGGACATAGCGGTGTGCGGTATCGGACATTGTTGTGATTTCTAGTTCGTCTACGATTTGATTGATAACAGCGCTAGTTACAACATCGCTAATATCAACAGATGGTGTAGTAGGCGCAGCGGCAGTAGCCAATTTAACGCCTACTTTATTGTTTAGATATATGGCCATTGTTATTCCTCATCTTTCTTAGGTTGTGTTACTTTTTCTTTAGGTGCTTCTTTTATTTGGCCTGTCTTGATTAAGAAGGCTAAATCTTGTGCATCACTCATGTTAACTCCAGCTCGTTAGGATTGATAGTGTTATTTCTGATGTTAGTAAATCTCCACTCGCCGCACTTGTAATAGCTGGAGCGGAAACGCTTGATATGTTATAAACCAGGGTTGATGCCGCTAGTTTATTTACTACTGCCACGATAAAATCTTCTATGCCTTTTAAGTTGCCTTGGTTATCAAATGCAGGTGTAGTTATTAAAATCTTAAAATTAGCCATTGGTGCAATGCTTGTTTGACTATTATTGCTCGGTACTATATAAGGATCTGAAACAGTAACCACCACACTATTTGCAAGTAAAGTTGCTGGTGGAAAACTAAAGGTATTCCATACGCCAGCGTTTGTTAAAGCTGTTGCAAGTGTGCCTCGGAGTGTGGTTATAGCAGCCATTATCCCACCAATGATGCTGGTGATGAATACGGCTGAATGAGGCCACGCACTCGGTTAATCAGCTGATAACCCATCCGATAAGGGCTAGCACTGACCCCATCCATACCGACCCCACCAGTCTGACTGACCTGTCTAGCCTGGAATATATCCACGGCCACGATCATTGCAGCTTCTCGTATTGCAGGGGTGCTCGCATAAGCTTGGGTCTTGTGGTCTGGGCCTGTGGCTACGCCATAAGGCAAAACTAAATGAAAGTTTTCGTCGGCTGCGGTTTCTGCAAATTGTACAAATGAATATCCATTAGGAAAATTAATAGTCGCCCAATTCCAATAGATTGCTGGCAGTAAATTAGTTGTACCAGTTGTATATGGAAATGTGCCTGTGATTGTGTTTGTGCCATTATATGGGCTACCACAATTTGTTACTGTTATTTGTTGTCCTGTTGTAAAAATGCCAGGACTGGCCAACATTAATGTAGCTACGTTATTTTGTACCATTGATGCAACTACTGGCGCTTCATTATGCCATAAATATTTTTCAAGTAAATCCTGCGCTGCTTGGCAGACTTCTTCAACTGTAGTCGTGGTATAGAGCGTACCAATACCAAGATTACTGCGTAACTCAGCTTCTGTTACATATGTGGCTGGCATCTCTACTCCTTATCTAAAAAAGCTCCCCCAGGGCTAGGGCTACTAAACCCCAGGGGATTATTAATTGTTAAACGGATTTATCAGGTCTTCTTGTACTTTAAGATTCCGTTAGGCATTTTTGCAATAGTGGCCATATAACCATAAATTGCAACCTGTACTTGCAAATTGCTTACCACGTTAACAGACATAAATGCTTGTGGTGAGCGGTATACAGTAAATGCTTCTGGTGCAAGGATAACCGCTGAATCATCATCAAATGTAGTAGCTGTGAAGTTCTTGTCTACATATAGATCAAGTCCTAACACGTTACCACGGATAGATGTTGGATTAACTTGTCCGCCTGCGTTCATTGGCTGTAAAGCATTAAATACTGGACGCTTTGTTGTATCTTGTGCGCCAATTAATGCACCCCATTGTGCTGGGTTAGCAATGTAGTTCTGTGCGAAGTAACCAGTGTTTGAGTAGATAGTACGTGCACCTTCAGTTGTAAATGCGACGATTCCATCAAGGTCGGCAGATGTGTTTGTGCCGTTCATACCAGCTGCAAGTAATGCATTTAGTACAGTTGTATCAATTGTCTTCAAGTATGCATACTCTAATTGCTTTGTAAGTTCTGCATAGAAGTTAGGATCTGAACGCTCTAGTAATTCTACTGAGAGTGTGTTCATACCTGAGTACTTAGATACCGTACCTGTTAGGTAAGCAGTTTCCATGCCTGTATTTTGTACTGCGCCAGCTTCTGCTTCAACAGTTACTACTGGTGCTACACCTGTGCCGCCACCTGAAGAAGTTACCAAAGATGGTACGTTAATTGTCATACCTGATGCTGGCAGTGTGCCTTGTGA